GATGTAAATCAAAATGCATTTAGTATAGTTGCAGTATCAGGACAATCCAATGTTGAAGCAGATACTACTACTGATACACTAACATTATCTGCTGGTTCTGGTATTAGTATAACAACAAATGCGGGTACAGATACAGTAACTATAACCAGCACTGTGACTCCGGGAGCTACAACATTAAATGGTTTATCAGACATATCGTCTGCAGGAATAGATGTTCATGACATTTATGAACATGCAATAGTTACTTTACGATTAGGAAACGTTGGTATATCTGCTTACACAATCGATAGTCATTACAGTGGAAATAATCCAACAATTTATGTTTTATCAGGAACTACCGTTGCATTTGATTTAGATAATATTGGAGGTCATCCTTTTGAATTACAGGATAACACACTAACAGCCCTTTCAAGTAATTTAGTGCATGTTGCTAATGATGGAACTGTAAGCACTAATTCAAGTGCTCAAGGAAAAGATAGTGGTATGTTGTATTGGAGGATTCCTGAAAATATAACAAACAATACAAATTATGTTTACCAGTGTCAATCACACGCAGCTATGTTTGGCACAATGACAATAAAAAGGCTGTCTAATATTTAATTTATAAATTATTTAATTCACGTCTATAACTATTAAGTTCTTCTAAACATGATTTTATCTCTACAGGATCTATTTTTTGATTATTGCTAGAAGAATGATTATTGTCTATTATTTGTACTTGATTTAAAAAATTTCTATAAACATTTTCAAAATGTTTTTTTCTTTTAACATCAGTTATTTTTTGTATTTTTTCATAAAAATGTTTTTTTTCTCTTATAAACCGATCTGTTTGTTGTATTTTCATTTTACATTTCCAGCTGGTAATATTATATGTGTATCATCTTTAATGCCTGAATTAGCTTCTGTGATACTTCCATTATCTGATAAACATTCTACAGATACAGGAACTAACTTTCCTATATCAAAAACATCGCCTTCTTTTAATTCTTGTTGCAACATTTTTCCATTGCTAGTATTGATCCATCTTATGAAAAATACACCAGTGTTAATGAACCAAGTTTTCTCGCTCGAACTTTGAAGTGTAAAAGGAGTTTTTGCGTTTTTACGATTGAAAATTAAAATTTTACCACCATAATTATCCTTACTTGCCCACAATATTTCATATCCCCAATCTTTTTGTACTACATTTTTTTTTACTAAACTATCCATTTTTACTCCAATAGATCTATTAACTTAAAAACAGTTTCTAATTTGGTTTGATTAATTTTATTTGTAAGAGTGTTGCGTAATCCGTGGTGCAAAGGTTTAGGCCATTTTCCAAAACTTACCCATGCATATCCATCATGTTCTTTGTTTAATTTAGGTATAAACTCACTATCTACCACACAGAGATATGTATGGAAATGAAATTTAGAATCATTAGATATAAAAGTTTCAAGTGGTATAGTCTTTTTGATAGGAGTATCACCTATCTCTTCTGAAATTTCTCTTTTGAGACTTTCCCATGGCGTTTCTTTATCCTCAGCAGTACCGCCAACTAATCCCCAAAGATTGTTTTGTTTGCCCTGTGTACGGTGCAAGAAAAGAAAACGCTTTGTGTTAAGAGTGTAGAATAAAGCACCACTGCAAATTATTTGATTCATACTATTAATTATACTAGTATTTTAAACGCCAGGTCCCATGTGGATATTCGCCTTCAAATGATAGTATCCATTCACCACTATCCCATTTGTATTGTACACCTGTGTTAAGATTAGTAGTGTAAACAGTGTCTGTTGAAGAACTTGCATCAAAAACAACATGCCATTTAGATCCATCCCACTCAACTATGTCATTTTCACTAGCTATAAAATCACTGCCGTCAATGTTTTTCCAATCATCTGCTCCGTCTGTATTAGTAGCATCACCTATTCCTGTACCTAATAATAGTATTCTAGTGCCAGTTGATCGTAGAGAAACAGGGCTAGTTTTTGTTGGATCTATAATATAACTTATTTTATTAGCATCTCCTGTTGGACCTGATATAACAGTATCACTAGGCAAAGAATCACTATCCCAGTTGATAATTAATTCAGTTGGATCTGTAGAATTTATAGCAACAGTTCCTGCTATCTCATTAGCAACATCTTTTCTTTTTAAGCGTAATTCTGTTATACCTGCTTCAAATACTTCTGGAAAAGCCTTGATATATGCTTCCCACAGTACACTGCCTACAACACCTTTGCGAATTATTTTTGCTGTATTTCCCATAACTAGTAAATCATAATCTTTGTAGGTGTTAGTTATTACTGTGCTTGCATCTGTTCTAAATACATCTCTGTTATTTTCACTAGTTGCTATAGTACCTGTAGGAGTTATTGACACTGATGTTCTAATATCTGCACTAGGGATATCAGAATCTGCTTGTTGACCTTGTACAACACTATTACTAAGCTCAATTGTGCCTTTGCTTTCGTCATATATACTTTGCACAATACTTGTAACAACTCCTAAACGTTTTACTTTAGTAGGCGGTGAAATATATATAGGAGTTGTAAAACCTAGTGTTGCAACATCTATTTCCGATTCTGTACCTATAGGAATAGATCTTGAACTAAAATTGATGTTACCTAGATTTACTACACTTAAACTGGTCCAATCAACATAGTTGTCTGTGGTCTGTATTTCTAAACTTGGATTGAAAAGCATTAAAATTTGTTCAAGTATTTGTAGTTTTTGATCTGTATTTGAAGTCCACATGTCAACATTTACACCTAGTGTATATGGTGTTGGCATAAGTCTTTCAACTGTGTAGTTTTTGCCTTCGGTATTCAAATACTCTTTGCCATCGGCATCATATGCACGTTCACGTATATTCAATTTGTTTACATAACTGCTATCCGCTAGTCTTGCTGTGTCCATTTCCAAACTTGTTACATATACCGCCATTCTCGGAGCACTAGGAATTTTGTTTTCTGAATTATCTCGTAGTATATGTCCTACCTGTCGTGTAATATCTCCATACATTACAGGTACTTCGGTCAATTTACCACTACCATCTTTGTAAGAAAAATTACTCATGAGTCTAACTATTTGAGTAATATATCTTCGTATCTGTCCATCATAGAAATGTTGCATTAGTTGTCAGCCTTTGGTCTAAGTGCTTGTGATAAACTCTGTCTTTCTTGCACAGTCTCGCCACCAATTGTATCTGTATTAGTGTTATTGACAAAAGTACCTTTCTGGTGACTTCTTGTATTAGTATTAGTAAGTGTCATTCGAACTGAATCTTCTTGTTTGACCCAACGTGTTCCGTCATATCTAAATAATCTGTTTGGCATAAAATCTGTCCTTAAGAAAAAATCTCCTTCTACACTACCAGTAGGAAAACTAATACCATGACCAAATGCTTCTCCATTTCCTGGTATACCGTCTCCTAATAAGTAACCTTGATAACCTTCTCTATCAGGTGTTTGCATTACTCTATCTGCTAATTCATTTTGAGTGCTTGCATCAAGTGTGTTAGTATCAGTTGTAACTAGTTCAACTTCACCGTTATCATCTGTTTGAAGTGTGAAGAAATGACTGGTGTCATAACCTGATTTTGCTGCATCTGCTTCTGCTTGTTGTACAACAGCATTGTTGATCTGCATTTCTTTTTCATAAGTTGATAGTAGATCTCTTAGTGTGCCACTACCTGGATTATCTTCTTCCATAGGAAGATCAAGTATTTCTTTGAATTCTTGTGAATCAACAATTTGTTTTAATTTGATTCTGTATAAGTGTGGATACCAAGTAGGTGAAAAACCTTCGGCGGCTCTGTTTACATCTTCTACAACATAATAACGTTTCAATGCAACAGTGTAATCATTTAGAGCATGTTCATCTTTCAAGTGTGGTAATTCTATTACATCACCTGGCATGATTTTTCTACCAAGAGTTTTAACACTTGAATTAATGTGTATAGTCATAAACAGTGTGTCATTAGATAAAAATAATCCAAACTGACTCATGTTAAAGTCTATATCTTGAACATTATAAATTCCACGCATGCTATAAATGTCTGGATCATATTTACGATCTCTGTTTTCCATAAACAACATGTCTTGAATGTTGGTTTCTTTTACAGCATCATAACGGGGTTGATCTGCTGTAGCAGAATCTTCATCTGGGTTTTTTGGACCTAAATATTTGTGAACAAAGATGTCTGTGCCACCCACAGTGAACATTTCATAGATTCGTTTGTCTATGAATTCGTAATCTTTGCCTTTCTCTGGTTTATATAAAGATAATCTTGGCATATACATATTTAGCGTAAGATAAATACTTGTGGAGAACTTTTCGTATGGCAACACTTGCAACTAAGAAACAGGAAGTATTTGACTATGTTAACGCTATGTTAGGCGGAGGCATGGTTGATGTAGAACTTGATCCTGTACACTATGAAACAGCACTAGGCAAAGCATTATCAAGATTTCGTCAAAGATCCGACAATTCAGTAGAAGAAAGTTATTTCTTTATGCCGACTGTAATAGATCAAAATGAATACACCTTACCAAATGAAATAGTAGAAGTAAGAAGAATATTTCGTAGATCAATTGGGTCACGCACAGGAGGTGGTGACGGCGGCACACTGTTTGAACCATTCAACTTAGCCTACACAAACACATACTTGTTAGCTAGTAGTAACATGGGCGGACTTGCTACATACGATTTCTTTTCTCAATACCAAGAACTTGTAGGTAGGATGTTTGGTTCATTTATTGAATTTAAATGGAATACAGCAAACAAAAAACTTACTATTCTACAGCGTTCAAGAACAGAAGAAACACTATTACTATTGTGCTACAATTATCGTCCAGATGAACAACTACTTGATGACTATCTAGCAAAACAGTGGTTAAAAGACTACACTGTTGCAACATGCAAATACATGCTAGGAGAAGCACGTTCAAAATTTGCTACTATTGCAGGTCCACAAGGTGGTGGACAACTGAACGGTGATGCTCTAAAAGCAGAAGCACAAGCTGAAATGGAAAAACTTGAACAAGAAGTTTCAACAGCAGTGCCAGGCGGTGTAGGCTACGGATTTACCATAGGATAATGGCAGAGTTTAGCCACAAAGAAGCCCATAGGCTTTTTTGGATGGTTAAAGGACACCTTGACGCAAGCGAACAAACAATATTAGAATCAGCACCTGGATACTTCAAACGTATGTGGAATAACAATGAAGCATACCTGCACGAAGAAGGATTTGCAGAAGCCTACCAAAAACTACTTGACAATGGCAAATAAATCTTATATACTATATATTATTTGAAGGATTTCTTATGATTATAGGTATTTGTGGTTTAATAGGTAGTGGCAAAGGCACTGTTGCTGACATGCTTGTTAGTGACTTTGGATTTACAAAAATATCATTTGCTGACAAACTCAAAGACGGTGTTGCAGAAGTGTTTGGTTGGGATAGATCTATGCTCGAAGGCGATACAGATGAAAGCAGAGCGTGGCGTGAACAGCGTGATCCTTTTTGGAGTGCAGAAACAGGTAGAACAATTACTCCAAGATTAGTGCTTCAAGAATTTGGTACTGAGTGTATGCGTAAAGGGTTTGATGACAGTATTTGGGTAAGTTTAGTAAAAAAGAAAATAATGCAAAATCCTGGCGTAAATTTTGTTATACCTGATGTACGTTTTCCTAATGAAGCAAATATGCTAAAAAGTGTACACGGTGAAGTATGGCGTGTACGTAGAGGTCCTGATCCTGTTTGGTTTAGAATGTATCAAGATATTGGTGTAGAACCTAAAGAAGTGCATCAATCAGAATGGGCTTGGGCTAATGTAAACTTCAATCATATTATTGATAACGGTGGCACTCTTGATATGCTTAAAAGTCTGGTAAAAGATCGCCTTGCTTCCAGCGAACTCCTTGCTTCTGTAGAACACGTTGACAGTTAGCACAAATTGTTTTTAAATTGCTTGGTCTACAATTATTCAAATCACCATCTATGTGATATACATTAAACTGTTCAGAGTGTTTACTTGTATAACTACATTTTTCACACAGATCTTTTTTCTCATAACCTCGTTGTTGCCATAAAGGAATACCATGATTAATTCCATTACGAAGGCAACGTTCGCACAATTTTCTATAGTAGATCCTTTTGCCTTTTTTGTAATTTATAGCACAAGGTTGTTGTCCGCACTTACATAATGGTCTCATACTGTATTTAGCTCACCTTTTTGGTGCCTTTTTCAAGTGTTTTGATATACTGATTTTGTTTTTTCTTGCTAAATAATAATAACAAACATATGTCCACAATAGGAGAATTATAATGGCACTTACATCACCAGGCGTACAGGTCAG